CCAGGTTGTCGACGGCGCGGCCGAGCGGCGGCTCGCCGATCTTGCCGACGATCAGCAGCTCGCAGCACGACCGGAAGCGGTAGCCGGTGCCGCGCCGCAACGCGCCGCTGGCCGTGGTCTTTCCCCAGGCGATGAAACCGGCATAGGTGAAGCCCCAAGTTTTCAACACGCCGATCTGGCGATCGAGCAGCGGCGACGTGCCCCACATGCCGATGATGCCGTCGCGCGCCATCAGGTTGGCCACCGGCAGCGCGGCGATATCCTCGAAGGTCATCGCCTTGTAATGCTTCTCGGCCGACTTCTTGTTGCCCTTTGCGCTGTACAGCTCGAAGGGCCACGGCGGATCGATCAGCAATCCGCCATAGCCGAACATGCGGAGTTTTCCGAACGGCCAGGTCATGACGGTTTCCTTCTGCCCGCGCCAGCGCGCATCTGCCGGCCGAGGCCCTCCAAAGCGTCCAGCATTTTCCGCATCTGCTTGATCTCGGCTTTGGCATCGTGACCAGGGCGGATCATCCGGCGGAATCCTGCGGTCTGCTCCGCGAGAAACGCAGCCGCATATGCCAGCGTCTCTTTGCTGTACTGAGCGACCAATGCTTCGGCCAGCTCAGCGCGCGGCTTGTCGTCCTGGCTGCTATCGGCAATAAGCCGAAGAATGCTCATACCCAGCACTCCATAACTTCAGGCGGATCGCTGGGCAGCGGGCCATGCTGGCCGCGCCCGTCCTGGATCTGCCGGCGCACGTCGTCGATGTTTTCCGACAGGATGCGCTGCGTCGTCGGCTTGAACCGCGGCTCCTGGTTGTTGCTGCTCCACTCGCCTTCGTAGTAGCGGGCGACGAACTTGTTAGGGTAGTCGGCCGGGCTGCTGAAGACGACCCAGAAGCCTTCCGGCTTGTAGAGCGCGGCGCGGTCATCATGCGGGCGGTTGAGCGTGGACGTGGTCACGAGCGGTCCTCCTTCGTTGAAAAGATCGGCAGCGGCCTTGCGCCCGTGGCGCGTGGCGGCGGCATTGCGCCGGCGCATCGGCATGTCGAGAATGTTGTGGCAGCGCTGGCACAGCGCGCCGAGGTTCCAGTCTTCGCAGTTGGCGGGGTTCGGGTCGTAGAGATGCGCGACGGTCAGGACGATGCGAATGATCTTCGCTTCCAGGTCTTCGCCGAGCAGGCCGCACCAGGCGATGGTGCCAGGCACCGGGTAAACCTTGTCGTCGCCGTTTTGGTCGATCGGCAGGGCCGGGAAGAACCGGCCATCGGAATGCCGCGCGCCGAGCGCGCCATCTTTCACGCCGCAGAATTTGCAGCGGTGACGATCGCGCCGCTTGATGCGGTCGCTGATCTCCGGCCAGTTGTCCGGATAGAGCGCGGCGTTTTCAGGCTTGATCGGCATGGCTTGGCGCGCCGCGCTCCTGCATGGCCTTGAGGCCTTCGATCACCTTGTTCGCCTGGGCGGGCAGAAGGAACTCCGGGTTGTCGACGCCGGCGGTGCGTTTTACGAAGGCCGTAAGAGCCTGTTTCGATCCGTTCTCAACGATGCCGGCCTGGGCAAGCGCGCCCCAGAGCGCAAACACCTTGCGGACATAGGGCTTCGCCGAGCCTTTGTAGGGCTTGCCGCCGTTGAGCTTGGTCAGCAGCTCGCCGAGCTGGCCGTCGCGCAGCTCGGTCGAGCTGGTGACGCCGAAGCCCTGCAGCATCGCGCGATAGGTTTCTTCGTCGATGCCCTTGGCGCGTTTGGCGACATGGATCGCCTTGATCATCTTCGCGCGGTCAACCATGGGCGGTAGCCTCGGCGCCGGCCGGCCGGCGCGCCGATGCCTTGCGCGCATGCGTGTTGACCGTCTGGACGATCTCCGAAGGCGACACCCCTTCGGCTTCACAGACGTCCAGGATATGGCAGAGCGCACTCAGCGGACTTTCCGGGTCGACGCCTTCCGGGCTTCCGGCCTGGCCGTGCAGCTCGGCGCATACCGCGCGATAGGCATCGGCGCGCGACTCTTCGATCTGCGGCGGCAGGCCTTTGCGTTTGCAGGCGGCGAGCGCAAAGAAACAGGCGAGCAGCGTCTTGCGTGTCATGGCGTCAGCCCTTCACAGGTTCGTGCTTGATGCGGGCCATCCAGTCGGCTACCCGCTGGTGAAAATTGCCGTCGAACTGCGCGGCGGTGACGACCCAATCCAGCAGCTCGTCGGACTCGACGGCCATTTCGGCTTCGAACCGTTCGTTCTTGTGGACGTAGGTCGTCGGGGTGATCAGCAGGAACGATGCGCCATGGGCAACGCATCGTGCCGGCTTGAAGGTGTGGTCGGCCATGGTTAGCCGTTCCCGCCGACGGTGCCTGCAAACTGCCGGTGCATGCCAGTCGCATTCTTGGGCGACTGACGGCGGGCATTCGCGCGAACCATGTCGTTCAAGTAGTGGGCGAATGCCTGAGTGGCATCGCCGGGATTGTTCTCGATGAAGGCACCGGCGCAGCTTCCGATGATGCCGCCGAATGCCTGCGCCACCAGCAGAGTATCGCGCCCTTCGTTGCGAAAGGTGGCCAAGGTGACATGGGCACTGACCAGGATCTCGAAGAGCCGCCCCTGCAGGTCCACCAGCTCACGGTCTCGGTCGGTCTTTGCGGCAACCCTGGCTGCTGCGATGTTGGTTGCGTGCAGCTCGCGCAGCGCCCTTTCGAGCGCTGCGACGTCGAAGTGTACGGGCTTCTTCATGATCAGCCCTTCTTAACCTTGTAGACTGTCACGGTGGAGCAGCCGACCTTTTCGGCGATTTCCTTCACCGGCATATCTTTGGCCAGCAGCTCGCGGATCTTCGCGTCTCGCGCTTCGGTATCGGTCGACGCGGACTTGCGCTTGCCGCCACGCGGGGCGCGCGGCTTCGGTGCTTCCTCTGCGCTGGGCCCGCCAATGATCCAGGCTTCGAACTCCGGCAGCTTCTGCAGCAGCTCGGGAAGGTTCTGGCTGCCGCGCAATCCGGCTTCGACAAGGCGAAGCCGCAGGTCGATCGACTGGTATGCGCCATTTGCATCGCAGAGAGTGAGCGCCGGCAATGCTGCGGCGGCGGCTTCGGCGACAGGCATTTCGACGGTGACGGGCTTGGTACGCATGGTGGTTGCCTCCTATTGGCGTTCAACGGATGCGAGATCGATCAGGATCGGTTCCCAGGCGGCGTCGATGCTCGGGCGCCGGTAGAAGCGGACGTATTCCTTCGAGCCGATGATGCGGATCGAGTCGGTCAACGCCTTCATGGCGAGCTGCCAGTCCGGGTCTTCGATCTTGCTGCGGCGAAGCTGGAACAGGGCGGCGCTGTTGATCTTGCCCTGGCGGTCGACGTTGAAAGCCTCGTTGACCAGTGTGCGGATGAAGGGATTGACGTCGGCCGACCAGCGCGAAATGCACTCGTCGATTTTCAGCTTCGCGCTTTGCAGCTCAGGGCCAAAGGTCAGGTTGTCGGAGATCTGCACCGTCACCCGGTAAAGTCCGTCGAAGCTGTTCAGCGTGACGTTGCCTTTCTCGCCGCCGCGCTTGGCCTGGTACTGTTCATCGAGCAGGGCCTGCAGGGCGGCGACGTCGTCGAAGGTATGGCCCTTGAAGCGCGCGATCTGCGTCTCCAGTGGCAGCGCGTAGCCGATGATCTTGCGAACCGTGTCATCGATCAGCAGGTCCGCGTCTTTGATCGTCTCGATCGGCACCAGGCGCGCTTTACCGTCGCGCATGAAACCTTCTGGCGCCGGCGCGGCCGGCGCCATCGGCGCGATCTTGTTGGGGGTCTGTTCGGTCATGGGTTCCTCTCAGTTGAAAAGGCTGATCGTGTAAGCGGCGGCGCGGCCCGGCAGGCCGTCGACGGCGAACCAGGCGACGAGCGCCAGGGCGCCGACTGCGGCCAGGGTGACGGGCGCCAGGGCGGCGACCGGGAAGCGAGGCCGGCGCGTGCGACCGGTCGGATCTCCGGTGAGCGTGATCGGGCGGCGCTTCATGCGGCACCGCCTTTCGCCAGGACGTAGCGGTCAGGCCCGTCCTTCTGCAGCACGCCAGCGGCGGCCAGCTCGTTGACGCGCGCTGCCTGCAGCATGAAGGCGCCATGCCGGCGGCCGTCGTCGCTGTGGAAGTTCTGCAGGCCGTCAGGCCGATAGATGCAGGAGCCGGGCTTCTGCAGCAGCTCCAGCACGCGCCGCTCGGCATCGGCCGGGTCGGGCTGCTTGTAAGGAACTTCGATGCGCTCGATCATGATGCGGCCCTCACTTCGCCAACCGGCGAAACAGGTGAGCGCTCGCCATCCTTGGGCGCGTACCAGACGTTGCCCGAATAGACGTTGCGCTCGGTTTCGGCCGGGCTCATTGCCGTCTCCGGCAGAATGTCCAGCCACCAGAAGCCGGCGCGCATGGAGTCGCGCACGGCGGCGATGTTGCCGATGATCCGGTGCGGCATGATCTCGACGCGCATGCCGCGCGCCGGACGCTTAGGAGTGCAGGCTGGCGCCGACATGCTCGCCTCCCTGCAGCTCGGCCGCCGCCTGCAGCGGAAACGCCGCCTCCAGCCGCGCCAGGGCATCGGCTGGGTTCTCGACGAAGGCCGCCTTGGCGCGTGATACGGCGCGATCAAGACGGCCGTACAGCGACGCAATGGCCGCATTGCGGATCGCGGCGATGCCCTGTTCTTCGCCAATGGCGCGCGCGATGGCGCGCACCTGGCTATCGAAGTGCTGGTCGACTTCGCGGCGCTCGCGGACTCTCCGAACGGCATGCAGAACCGTCGTGTGGTCGCGTTCGAGCTGGTGACCGACCTGCGACAGCGACATCAGCAGGCTTTCGCAGGCCACCGCCATCACCACCTGGCGCGGCAGAGTCGCCTTGTTGTGGCGCCGGGTGCTGCGGATCTCGGCCGCCGTGATGTGGAACTCGCGCGCGGTCACTTCGACCAGGTGATTGAAGGTCGCCTGCGGCACCGGGCGCGGCGCCTGGCTCGGATGCAGCGCGTTCATGCCACAGCTCCCGGACCAGGCGGCGGTTCCCAGGGCGGCGGCGGCGATTGCGTATGCTGGCGGGCGAGCGTCATCGGCACCACCACGCTCGAATTGCCCGCCACCACCACGGCGCTTGGCGCCGGGATCTCGATGCCCGCCTTGCGCGCCATGGCGATGCAGCGGCTTGCCTGGTTGTGGCAGAGCAGCGCCAGGCCGGCCAGCGCATCCTGGTCGAGATACATGTCGCCTTCGCGGCGAGCCTGCTCGGAGAAGGCATTGCCCATCCAGCGCAGCCAGACATGCGGCAGAGCGTCGGCCGGTGGCGTCAGCTCGCCGGCGAGCGAAGCCAGCGCCGCTTCCATCTTCTCCAGCTCGTTCGCGACAGCAGTCAGCACCTGGGCTGCCTGCAGATGGGCGGGCAGGCCCATCGGCGTGCCGCTGGCGGCCGCCGTGGCGAGCGCGTCGCGGATCGGGTAAAGCATGTCACGCAGCATCCTTGCCTCCCTGTGCGCTGCCGATGCGGCTGTGAACGCAGCCGGCGCGGCAAGCGCGATAGACCTTCATGCGGTTAGGATTCGATGCCGATCGGCCCTTGGCCTGCTCGGCGATGCACAGATCCTTGGTGATCTCGAAGCCGAAGCCGGGGCAATGGACCTTTTCGCCCATCAGCGCGCCCCGGACGGCGTCTTCGACCTTGTCGAGCCGGCCCTTGTAAGTGCCTTTCAGCACTTCATGGACAACGGCCGGCGAGTAGCCGATCTTTTGCGCCACGGCCGGCTTGCCATGGGCGGCTGCGGCATCGGCAAGCACGGCTTGCCAGTCGACGGGCTTGGTCATGCCGCACCGCCCTTCGCGATCTTGGCGATCGTCTTCTTGGCATTCGGGTCGAAGACGTCGCCGTTTTTCTGCACGCGGGGCGCATAGCGGCCGAGATCCTTGGCCAGCCGATACTCGTTCATGCTGCCGGGCGTGCCGGTGGTGTATTTCTGCACCAGCCGGATCACGCCAGCGCCGGCGAGGCCAGCCAGGTACGACCTGGCCGCGCCGGCCGAGACATTGGCGATCGAGGCGACGTCGGCGACGTTGAATGCCTTCTTGATGCGGATGCAGCGCCACATGCGGCCAGTGGTGCCGTCTTCGCCACCACGGTCGACGCGGCCTTCCGGCGCCCAGCAGCGGCCACCCGGCCACGGCCTGTTACGTTGTGTGTACATGGCTGCCAATCCCGCTTAAGCCGCAGGAGCAACCAGGGCGGGCCGCTGGGCGGCCGGCGGCTTGTGTGAGAAGAACAGTTTCCGGTCGGCCCAGTCGGCGCGGGACACTGTCTTCAGGTTGAGGCTGCGGCCGAGCGCTTCGATATGGGCAAGGCCGTTCACGATGTTGCGGATATTGCCACCGGCGGCGCTGTGCAGATGCGCGACCAGGTCGTCGGCGACGGGCACTTCGCACAGGGACTTCGCCACCATCTTGGCGTCGGTCAGGTCCAGGGCTTCGAATTGCACGTCATGCGCCACGCGGCTGGAAATCTGCGGGCGGCTTTTGATGGCGCCCATCAGCTTGTCCATGCCGATCAGGATGATCGCAACACCGCACATATCGTGCAGATCGCGCAGGGTTTCCGCCATCTGCTTGTCGCCCATCACATAGTCGGCTTCGTCGACGATGATCGGGCGCGGCTCGTCATCCAGCGCGGCGATGATCTCGCCCATCTTGCGCGACTTGTTGCGGGCGGGCGCCTCGCCAGGCCGCACCAGGCCCAGCTCGACCATCAGCGCATCCAGCATCGCACCGGCCGACCAGACCGCCAGGGCGCGCACATAGATCGCCTTGAAGTTCACGCCGACATAGGCGGCAGCGGTCGACTTGCCGTAGCCAGGCACGCCACGCAGCACGGCCAGGCCGGGCAGAGACGGGGCGCGATGCGCCAGGGCATCCATCGCTGCTTGCAGGCGACGAACGTTGTTGACGGGGACGGTCGTGTACTTCATGATTGTGGTCCTCTAGTTGTTTTTCTTCGTTTACTCGGCGGCGCGCCCCTCACAGGCGCGCCGTTTGTTTTTCGGCACTACCTGGCTGCGCGGAATTGCATCCAGTCGGTGCCGAACTGCTTGGTCAGGGTGTCCCGCGCGCGCCATTCCGACGTCGTCTGGTAAACCCCGTGCCAATCTCTCTCGCTTTCGCTGACTTGCTCGCCGGCCTGGATGCGCGCATTGAGCGCGTACCAGCGGATGAAGCGGTCGTCGTCGTCTTCGTCGCGCGGCTGCGGCTGCTCGGCCCGCGCCATCGCCTGGGCGGCGAAGGCTTCACGCTCGGCCAGCTCGTCCGCGCTCGGCTCGGCCGCCGGCGGCGCGATGGCGGCGATGGCCGGCTGCAGGTCCGGCACCGGAATGACCAGCGGCGCACCGGTGCGGCGGGCTTCGATGATCTTCTTGCCCAGCTTCGCCGGCGTCGATTTCAGATCCTGGGCAACCGCGACCAGCTTGCGCTGCAGGATCTGCGCTTCGACGGCCACCTGGTAGCGATCATGGCCTAGCAGCGTGGCGTCGGTGGCGGCGCAGACATAACTCGCATCCTTCGGGTCGTAGCAATGCACGGTGCCCAGGTCGGCCGGATCGAGGCGCACCAGCAGCTCGGTTCCCATCCGCAGGCCGAGATCGGCATGCACATAGAAGCCGGCTCCAACCTGGATGCCGTTCTTGAGCACCGTGCGGATGCCGCCGCGATCCGGCGCTTCCATCAGCAACAGATCGAGGTCGCGTTCGTTGCTGACCATGCCGCGCACATAGCCTTCGGATTGGCAGGCGACGTCGAAGGGGCAGCGGCCCTGCAGGCCGTCATGCGGCGAGCGGTCGTATTCGTAGCCCAGCCAGTGATCCAGCGCGGCCTGCAGCTCGGCGCGGGTGAGCTTCGCCTCGAAGACCTGGGCATCGCTGCGGCCCATGCGCTTGGCGAAGGTTTCGCGCGAGCGGATAGCCTGGGCATCGGCGACGCTGTGGCCGCTGTAGCCCGGCAGCCGCTCGAAGATGCTATGGTTCATCGTGCCGATGAAGCGCTCGACATGCGGCTTCATCCACGGGCTGTAAGGCGCGCAGAGATCGTGCGGGATCTGCAGGGCAGCCAGCGCGGTCCTGATCGACTTCGCGGTGAAGTCGGAACCGTTGTCGGTCTTGATGCCCTCGGGGATGCCCCATTCGAGAATGCACAGCCGCAGCAGCGCGGCGACGGTGCTAGCCTTCGATGTTTTGCTGACCAGCACGCGCGCCTGGCGCGTGAAGACGTCGATACAGGCCACCACGCAGGCGCGGCCATCGGTCAGCAGCGCATCGCCAGGCGTGGCGTCCAGCTCCCAGAGCTGGCCTGGCCGCGTTACCTGGGCGCCGTAGCTGCCGAAGGCGGGGCGGAATTTGCTGCGTGCGGCATCCGGGTTCTGCAGATGCAGCGTCGGCACCGGATTATCCTTGCGCCACTTCTTCATGTAGCGCTGCAAGGCACGCAGTGATGGCAGCTTGGTACCAGGCGGCAGGCAGTCTTTAAGGCCCTTGTAAACCTCGTTTATGGAGAGGTGCGGCTTATAGGCGAAGACCCCGAGCAGCGCTTGCTGCAGCGCCGGGCTTTTCTCCACTTCGCTCTGCGCGGTCGACTTGTAATTCAGCGCCAGGCGGCCGGCGCCTTCCTTTTTGCGCTTGCCGATCCAGTCATGCAGGGTCGAGCGCGAGATCTCGGGCAGTGCGGCGCGCGTGGCCTGGTCGACCAGCACGTCGCCGGCGTTATACGCTGGCACGAATTGCAGCACGGCGGCCGAAACCGATATGCCGGCGGTCGCGCGGAACTGGTCGAAGGCAGTCAGCACGGCCAGGCGCGATTCCATGCGCGTCTTTGCCTTGCCGGTGACGCCGCCGATGGTCTTGGCGCTCGGCGCCGGCGTCGCAGGCTTGTCGAGCTGCAGCGCGAGCTGCGGCACCGAAGCCTTCACTGCCATGCGCGCGATCTGCAGGCGCACCGCATCCGGCAGGCTGGAAAGGTGATATCCGCGTGGCCCGCCATTACCCGGCATGATCTGCCAGCGCCAATTCTGACGCTCGGCCATTTTCAGCCAGCCGCGGTCGCTTGATGGAAAGCCCGCGACTTTGAGGCCTATCAGCTCTTTGACTGTCCACCACTCTTTGCCGCTCGTAGCGGTCGCCTCAGAACTGATAAGCACCAACGCTGTCATGCTGCCCCGGCTGCAAAAGAAAAGCCGGCGCTCGCCGCGACTGGTGCGGACGAGCGCCGGCCCATGCCCATGGAGGAAACGCGCTGGGCAATCGTGATCTTGTGCCCGCCGGCCACCACGAGGGTTGAATGGCGGCCGGCGGGCTTCGGTGCCGGGGGAGCGGCACCGAAAGCCTGCGTCGAGAACGGGCCGGACCGACGCAGGCATGGGGTTGGGGTGATGGCGGTGGCGAGCTGCATCAGCGCTTCGCCTTCATCGCGCGATCGAGCACGCGCATTTCAGCTTCGATGCGCTTGCGCTCGGCCGCGAGGCGGCCGTAGTGCGCGGCGATCTTGTCGTCGTGTCCCTGCACGCTGAAACCGACCGCATGCGCGGCGCGGCGGATGATGTGATGCGCGCCAGTGACCTGGATGAAGGCCAGCACATAGACCGCCGGCATGCGCCAGTCGGTGCGCGACGGCGCGGTCCAGGTGTTGAGGTTGACCTTCGAGACTGGGAAGTCGGGATGGCTGCCGAGCATGCGCTCCATGGCGTCGGCGATTTCTTCGCGCGACATGCCCGACGCGTCGATCGCGTCGTTCAATGCCTGGCGGAATTCATAGTCGCTGGCGTAGCCGAACCAGACGCCGGCGGGGCGCTCGAAAAGGTCGGGCTGGTCCGCTGCGGATTGGGCGCGCTGGCCCTTGGTGATCTTCCCCCCGGCCATGGTCACGCCGCCTCTCGTTTTTGACCATGCGAGCGGCCGGCAGATCGGCTATGTTCTGTTCCGCGCACCGGGATCGCGCGGCCGGCCTTCACGGGGCCGTAGCGTTCCGGGAACAGCTCTTCCACCGTCCATTCGATGGCGGCGGCGAGAGCTTCGTGGATGCGCCGGCTCGGGCCGCCTGCAGCGGCCTGGGCGACGGCATTACGGCTGCAGCCGAGATCGCGGGCGATATCCGCGTAATTCAGGCGGCGCAGCTCCAGCTGACCTTTGATGAAAACCCGTCTCTCAACCGGGTTCATCGTGGTGGCGTTGTGAATTTGAGGGGTGTTTGTCATGGGAAGTGGGTTTAAACAAGAAAACGGTGTTAGTCAAATACGAAAGGTTGCGTTCGCAGTTTCTCCGAACGCACCAGACACCGTATCCTGCATTAATTAAGTAAATTCAGTTGCTTAAATGAAGTCCGAACAGAAGAAACAGACCCGTCGGCGAGTTCGTAGTTCCGACTTGGATCTTGGAACTTTGGGCCATCGCATCCGCTCAGTGCGCGAATCGGCCCGGATTGAGCAGCCAGATTTCGCCGATTCGATGGGCGTTAGCCAAAACACTCAGGGCAAATACGAGCGGAATGACGTCGTGCCCGATGGTGACTATCTGGCGAAAATCTGCAGGGATTACGGCGTTTCCGCCGAATGGCTGCTGTTGGGGAGTGGCGACCAGGCTGCCGCCAATCGAGCGCCGGTGCCCTATGACCAGGGCAAGATGGCCTTCGCCATGGAAGTGGCGAATAGCATGGCCGCAGCGGGCCGCCTGCCGCCTGGAAAGTCGGCCGCCGAATGGGCGACGGAGATGTACGAGTTCTTCGTAACGCGGTCTTAAAGCGTCCGGAACCCGGCGTCGCAAAGGGCCGGATCGCCCGATTTTCCCGCCGCGCCACCGGGTTCCGGACTCACCGGCGCAAAGGCCCGAAAAGCCCCCGGAAACCGCCGATTTGTCCCACTATGTCCCGGTAAATCCCGCCATATCCCGCCGTCCAGAACCCCCTGTCGGGTTACACAGCCGCAGGATCGGACAGACAGGAAGAAGCGCTGTGAGACCGGGATAAGCACCGTATAAGCCGAAATAAGGGTGATATAAGCTCGAATAAGGGTCAGATAAGGCTGAGATAAGAGTTTAGAAAAATATTATAAGACAATGATTTATAATATAAATCTTATAATTTTCTGATATTGGGCGGGGCTATTCCTTTGCCAGCTGGCGTAAACGGGACCGTAGACAAAGGATTGTAGATTAGTAATTTTAATTAAAAATCAGTATTTTATTTCAATTATATAATTCATAACGTTAATTGTCTCGCTTGGCGGTACTGCGCCGCGGACAGTCCCGGCACTAAGGATTGATCGCTTTTTCGCTCCGTTCTCCCGCATGTAGGATTCGTCCGCGGGCGTTCTCCGGCATCACCCTCCGGAACGCCACTTATCCACAAGATATTGGGAATCAACACAATTCCGCCACACCCGGTCTGGGATTCGGATTCCTTGCGTTCTGGTTTTGCGGCCCTAGGTCGCGTATCGTAGGCCGTGAACGGGACTCGAAAATCCAGCCCCTGATTCGCCCAGAGTGAAGGTCGCATGAGCCACGCCGATTTCGTCCATCTCCGGGTCCATACCGCCTATTCGCTGACCGAGGGCGCGATCCGGGTCGGCAAACTGGCCGAGCTGTGCCAGCGGCACCGGATGCCGGCCGTGGCGATCACCGACACCAACAACCTGTTCGGCGCTCTGGAATTCTCCAAGGAGATGGCCGGCAAGGGCATCCAGCCGATCCTGGGCTGCCAGCTCAGCCTGGCCCGCGCCGACCATGCCCAGCCCAGCGCCCGCAACCTGAAGAAGCCCGACCCTGACAAGGTCGTGCTGCTGGCCCAGAGCGAAGCCGGCTATGCCAACCTGATGAAGCTCTCGACCAAGGCCTATCTCGAGCCGCCGCCGGGCGAGGTGGCCCAGGTGCAGTGGGCCGACCTGGAGGCCTGCGCCGAGGGCGTGATCTGCCTGACCGGCGGCCCCAGCGGGCCAATCGCCCGGCTGATCCTGGACGGCCAGATCGACGCCGCCCGCGAGCAGCTCAAGACGCTCGCCGCCATCTTCCCCGGCCGCTGCTATGTGGAGCTGCAGCGCCATGGCTGGGCCTCGGAAGCCAAGAGCGAGCCGGGCCTGCTGGATCTGGCCTATGAGCTGAACCTGCCGCTGGTCGCCACCAACGACTGCTACTTCCCCGACGAGGACATGTATGTGGCGCATGACGCGCTGCTCTGCATCGCCGAGGGCTCTTACGTCGGCGAGCAGAATCGCCGCCGCGTGACGCCGGACCACCGCTTCAAGTCGGCCGAGGAAATGCGGGTCCTGTTCGCCGACCTGCCGGAGGCGATCGACAATACCCTGGTGATCGCCCGGCGCTGCGCCGTGAAGGCCAATGAGCGCGCCCCCATCCTGCCGAACTTTGGCGACGGCACGGGGGAGAGCGAGGCCGACATGCTGCGTCGCATGGCGCGCGAGGGTCTGGAACTGCGCCTGCAGCAGATCGGCGTTACCGACCCGGAGAAGGCCAAGGTCTATCACGACCGTCTCGATTTTGAATGCGACACGATCATCGGGATGAAATTCCCCGGCTACTTCCTGATCGTGGCCGACTTCATCCAGTGGTCCAAGCGCAACGGCATCGCCGTGGGGCCCGGCCGCGGTTCGGGCGCCGGCTCGGTGGTCGCCTGGGCGCTGACCATCACCGATCTCGATCCGCTCCGCTTCGGCCTGCTGTTCGAACGCTTCCTCAATCCGGAACGCGTCTCGATGCCCGACTTCGATATCGACTTCTGCCAGGAACGCCGCGAAGAGGTGATCCATTACGTGCAGAACAAATACGGCGCCGCCAACGTCGCCCAGATCATCACCTTCGGCAAACTCCAGGCCCGCGCAGCACTCCGCGACGTCGGCCGCGTGCTGCAGCTGCCGCTCGGCCAGGTCGACCGCATCTGCAAGCTGATCCCGAACAACCCGGCCAATCCGGTGACCTTGGCGCAGGCGATCAAGGAAGAGGTACGCCTGCGCGAGGAACGCGACCGCGACGAGAATGTCGCGCGCATGATGGACGTGGCGCTGAAACTGGAAGGCCTCTACCGCAACGCCTCGACCCACGCCGCAGGTGTGGTGATCGGCGACCGGCCGCTGGTCGAACTGGTGCCGCTCTATCGCGATCCGCATGCCAGCATGCCGGCGACGCAGTTCTCGATGAAATATGCCGAGGCCGCCGGCCTGGTAAAGTTCGACTTCCTCGGCCTCAAGACCCTCGATGTGCTGGAAAAGGCCATCAAGCTGATCCGGCTGAAAGGCGTGCAGATCGACCTGCCGGAGATTCCGCTCTCGGACCAGCCGACCTTCGACCTGCTCGGACGCGGCGATGCGGTCGGCGTGTTCCAGTTTGAAGGCAGCGGCATGCGCGACATGTTGCGCAACATGAAGCCCGACGCCTTCGAAGATCTCATTGCTCTCGTGGCGCTGTATCGCCCGGGTCCGATGGAAAACATCCCGAGCTACATCGCCCGCAAACACGGCAAGGAAAAACCGGATTACCTGCACGACTGGCTCAAGCCGGTGCTGGAGGAAACCTACGGCGTCATCATCTACCAGGAACAGGTGATGGAAATCGCCAAGGTGCTGGCCGGCTATTCGCTGGGCGATGCCGATCTGCTGCGCCGCGCCATGGGCAAGAAGATCAAGGCCGAGATGGATGCGCAGAAGGACCGCTTCGTCGAGGGCGCGAAGGCCAAGGGCGTCGATCCGAAGCAGGCCGCCTTCATCTTCGAACTGGTGGAAAAGTTCGCCGGCTACGGCTTCAACAAGAGCCACGCGGCAGCCTATGCGCTGGTCGCCTGGCATACGGCTTACCTGAAGGCCAATTACCCGGTCGAGTTCATCGCCGGTTCGATGACGCTCGATATCTCGAATACCGACAAGCTGAATGTCTTCCGCCAGGAATGCGCGCGCCAGGGCATCACCTTGCTGCCGCCGGATATCAACAAGTCGCTGGTCGAATTCTCGGTCGAATACGACAAACACGAGAAGGGCGCGATCCGCTACGCGCTGTCGGCCGTGCGCAATGTCGGCGCCGCGCCGATGACGGTGATCGTGGCCGAGCGCGAGAAGAACGGCCCGTTCAAGTCGCTGTTCGATTTCGCCAGCCGCGTCGATCCCACCGCGCTGAACAAACGCATGCTGGAAAATCTCGCCAAGGCCGGCGCCTTCGACACGCTGGAGAAAAACCGCGCCAGGGTGATCGCCGGGCTCGAAACCCTGATCCGTTTCGCCCAGAGCAAGGCTGAGGAGCGCAATTCCAACCAGGTCAATCTCTTTGGCGGCGGCAAGACCGAAGAGCGCCTGCCCAAGCTGCCCGAGGGCGAGATCTGCACGCCGATGGACCAGCTCGCCAAGGAATTCGAGGCGATCGGCTTCTATCTCTCGGCGCATCCGCTCGATGCCTATCAGGCGACGCTCAACCGCGTTGGCGTGAAACGCTATACCGAGGCGCTGAAGATGATCGGCGCCAGCGAAAGCATCATCAAGCTGGCCGGCACCGTGATCTCCAAGCAGGAGCGCACCTCGCAGAAGACCGGCAACCGCTTCGCCTTCGTCCAGTGTTCGGATGCATCCGGCATGTATGAAGTGATGCTGTTCTCGGAAATCCTGGCGCAGCACCGCGACATGCTGGAGGCCGGGACCAATGTGGTCTGGACGATCTCGGCGCGCGCCGATGGCGAGCAGCCGCGCCTGAGCGCGCAGAAGATCGAGAAGCTGGATGATGTGGCGGCGCGCGCCGCCGCCGGGATTAAAATTCT